AGTTTAGGGTTGAGTCTTGATAGATACTTGTGGAGGATGCCTACTAAGCTCTCACATGTGCCAAAGCCCTACAAAAGTATGACTCACAAAGCTAAGACTCAAAAAGACATGGGGGAGAGGGGTAGCTTTAGTAGTATATTATAATGATCCCTCATAAGCACCCAAAAAGAAAAAAGAGCAAGTACCTCTAAAAGCTCTTTAAACGCTCTCTATTGAGTTTTATGAGTCTACCCTAGGTAAGGTATTACTTTACATTGTTAATTGCTCTATGAGGCTATAAAGAGGCTTACGGAGGATCGACACCGTATGGCTAAGATGTACACCGTAGGCTACGTTAGAGTAGGTATACTATGTTAGTAGTCACTAACGTCTCTTATGAACCCCTCTATATAGACAGAACGTGGACACATAATGTACTCCCTTGTGGCTGCTATGTAAATAAAGTTCATAAAGTACTTGACAAATCCATAAAAGTATGATATAATACTACTATAGAGCATAGAAGTAACTTAGTAAGTTATAACTATATTAATAATATAAACTATATAAGTTAACTTTAAAGCAAACTAAGAAGTAGACTTAGAAGTAACTTTATAAGTTACATTAAAGTAGATCTCCTTAAAGGAAAAAGATTGAAAGAAGAAGATAACATGGTGTCTATCAACATCAAAGATCCTGTCTTAGAACAGAACAAGCCACGACGAGGAAGACCTCCTAAGGCTCTCGTCGAGTCTAAGAAGCTAGGCAATAGAGGTAAAGTTGGTAGACCAGCAGGAGACGCTGCTAGGATTCAAGAGATGAAGGCTAGACTCTTGAGTACTACAGGTAACAAGGTTATTAATAAGATTGTGTCTATTGCTATGGATGACAATCATGCAGGACAGATGGCAGCATTGAAGATGTGTATGGATCGTGTCTTACCAACATCCTTGTTTGAGAAGGATGCTAAAGGTCAGAGGAATGCAGTAACGATTAACATCACAGGTATCGGTGAAGCTAAGGTAGAGCAAGCTGAAGTTATAGATAATGACTACGAGGACGTAGACTATAATGAATCTTAACTTCGAGTTACTCCCTTGGCAGAAACAGGTGTACTCAGATGACACTCGCTTTAAAGTAATTGTAGCTGGACGACGTTGTGGAAAGTCAAGACTCTCTGCAGTATCCCTACTTGTAGAAGGGTTAAGATGTCCACAAGGTAGTGCAGTAATGTACGTAGCACCCACTCAAGGGCAAGCCCGACAGATTATTTGGGATCTCTTGATGGAACTAGGAAGAGAGGTGATCTCATCTAGCCACGTAAACAATATGGATATTACTCTGATCAATGGAGCTAAGATCTATGTTCGTGGTTCTGACCGTCCTGATACGCTACGTGGTGTTTCATTGACGTACCTAGTATTGGACGAAGTAGCTGACATTAAAGCAGATACTTGGGAGAAGGTACTAAGAGCTGCTCTGTCAGATAAAAAGGGTAAAGCATTATTTATTGGTACACCTAAGGGACGTAACTGGTTCTACGATATGTACAACCTAGGTGAATCAGGTGACGATGAAGAATGGAAGTCTTGGCATTTTACTACCAAAGACAACCCACTCATCGATCCTAAAGAGATTGAAGGTGCAAAGAAGACTCTAAGTTCATTTGCATTCAAGCAGGAATACGAAGCAAGCTTTGACAATGCCGGTACTGATACCTTCAAAGAAGAATGGTTGAAGTTCGGTGAAGAACCTAACGATGGTAACTACTACATCGCTATTGACTTAGCAGGGTTTGAGAACTTGTCGATGAATGCTCAGGCTAAGAAGAGACTTGACCAGACTGCCATAGCAGTGGTTAAAGCTACTGAAGATGGTAAATGGTTTGTAAGAAAGATTGAACATGGTCGTTGGGATATCAAAGAGACTTGCCAACGCATTATAAAGAACATTAAGGCGTTCCAACCTAGTGGTGTAGGTATAGAACGAGGATCGTTAAAGAATGCAGTGTTGCCCTATTTAAGCGATCTGATGAGGTCTAACAATGTGTATGCTCATATTGAAGATCTCACACACGGTAACAAGAAGAAAACTGAACGTGTTATATGGGCATTGCAAGGACGCTTTGAACACGGTAAGGTTATCTTAAACGAGGAAGAAGATTGGGATCATTTTAGGGACGAGTTTGTTATGTTCCCTACAACTGGTGTACATGATGACTTACTTGACGCATTGAGTTATATTGATCAATTAGCTGTAACAAGTTACTTTGCTGATGATGATCAAGATGATTTAGAACCACTCGACTGGGTATCCGGTTATTAAACGAGGAAGACATGGCAGAAAACTACGAAGATAATAAAGAATACAAAGTTACAGAATCTGACAAAGAGATTGTTAGCTTTGTTGTTGGTCACTGTGACAAGTGGCGAGATCATCGTGATGTAAACTACCTACAAGACTGGGACGAATACGAAAGATTGTTCCGTGGTATCTGGGCTGCTGAAGATAAGATGCGTGAATCAGAGAGATCACGTATTGTTACACCAGCGTTACAGCAAGCAATCGAAGCTAAACAAGCTGAGATCTCTGAAGCTGTGTTTGGACGTGGTGAGTTCTTTGATGTTGTTGACGACAGACAAGACATTAACCCTGCAGACGTAGAGTTAATGAAGCAACAGATGCATGAAGACTTCAAACGCAGTAAGATTAAGAAGTCATTAGATAACATTATCCTCCTTGGTGAGTTGTTCGGCACAGGTATCGGTGAGATCACTATCAAAGATACGACTGTATTAGCTCCAGCTACACAGCCAATCCCCGGTGCTCAAGTAGCAGCCATCGGAGTTACAGAAAAACAACAGTTCTTAGTAGAACTTAACCCTATTCACCCACGTAACTTCCTCATTGAACCTAACGCACGTACTGTAGAAGACGCTTTAGGTGTGGCTGTAGAAGAATATATGTCATTCCATACGATTGTTAAAGGCATGGAAGACGGAATCTACCGTAAATGTGACATTGCACCTAGCTATTACACCACGGTAAACTCCGTGTTATTCGCTACTATGGCTTAGTTCCACGTGAATACCTAGACGATTTAGAGAATGAAGGCGGAGAAGTAGTAGACTTATTCCCTGAAGACTCAGCAATGGACGACTATGCTGACTTGGTTGAAGCTATTGTAGTGATTGCTGATGACCAACACCTACTAAAAGCTGAAGCTAACCCTTACATGATGAAGGATCGCCCTATTGTGGCGTATCAAGCTGACTCTATGCCCGGTAGATTCTGGGGACGTGGTACAGCTGAGAAGGGTTACAACATGCAGAAGGCTGTTGACGCACAGATTCGTGCTCACTTAGACAGCTTGGCTCTAACAACTGCACCGATGATGGCTATGGACGCTACTCGCCTACCACGTGGTGCTAAGTACGAAGTTAAAGCAGGTAAGAACCTATTAGTTAACGGTAATCCTAACGAGATTATGATGCCGTTCAAGTTCGGTAACACTGATCCTGCTAACATGCAGACAGCTCAGACCTTCCAGTCTATGCTTTTACAAGCTACGGGTACTATTGATTCAGCGTCTATGCCTTCACAGGTAGCTGGTGGTGAAGCAACTGGTGCAGGATTGTCGATGGCTTTGTCAGGCTTGATGAAGAAGAACAAGCGTACCTTGATTAACTTCCAAGAAGACTTCTTGATTCCATTTATTCAGAAAGCTGCTTGGAGATTCATGCAGTTTGACCCTGAGCGTTACCCAGTTCAAGACTTTATCTTCTTGCCTGTGTCATCTATGGGTATGGTCGCACGTGAATATGAACAACAACAGATGGTTGGCTTGATGCAGACTCTAGGTAACAGCCCGATCACTCCAGTATTGTTGCAGGGCATCATTAAGTCTTCAAGCTTGTCTAACCGTGAAGAGATTATTGCACAACTTCAAGCTATGTCTCAGCCTGATCCTATGGAGCAACAGAATCAGATGTTGGATATGGCAGCTAAAGAAGCTTTGGTACAGAAAGCTCAAGCAGATGCAGCTAAGTCTATGGCAGAAGCACAGCAGATTGGTGTTGAAACTCAGTACATCCCTGCTGAAGCACAGGCTAAACTAATGGCTGCAGCTTCTAAGAATACTCAAGATCCAATGGCAGATGAGTTTGAAAAGCGTATGAAGCTGGCTGATCGTTTGATTAAAGTAGAAGATATTGAATCTAACGAGCGTATTGCACAGCTACAAAATAGAAATAAAGTTGCAAATATGTAACAAAGTACTTGACTTTTGAGAAAAAGTATGTTATAATAGTATCACAGTATAACACATATTAACTCCAAAGTCAAGGAAAAAGTTAATGAATAGAGAACTACAAGATTACTACGAAGAACGATTTTCAATGTGTTCTTCAAAAGGCTGGAAACAACTCATTGAAGACGTCCAGCTAATGAAGCCTGAAGTAGAAAGTATCAAGGGTGCTACTACTTTAGAGCAGTTACATTTTAAGAAGGGTGAGTTATCAATTATTAATTGGTTACTTAACCTAGAGAGTGCAAGCAGAGAAGTCTACGACCAACTTCAAGCAGAGGTTGACAATGGCTAGACGAATGTTTGACTTTCGTTGTGAGAACAAACACCTCACTGAAAAGTTCATTGACGATTCTGTCACTGAAGTTGAGTGTTGTGAATGTGGTGACACAGCTAGTAAGGTAATTACCGGTTGTGGCATCTATCTTGAACCCTTTTCAGGGGATCACCCATCGAGTTATGACCGGTGGAATCGTGTTCGTGCTGAGAAGATGGCTCAAGAAAAGAAGCGTAACTCATAAGTGTGCTCTTGACACCGAGTTATTTTTAAGAATCCTAGAATCGCATAGCGACAGGAGATACAAATGGCTGAACTAATCGAACTGCAAGACGAAGAATCATTTAACCAAGACGACACAACTAGTGTTAACGAGACTCCTCCAGAGGATAACTCTCAAGACACACAAGAAGAGGTTGTAATACCAAGTAAGTATCAAGGCAAATCCCTAGAGGAAATTGTTAAGATGCATCAAGAAGCTGAAAAGCTTATTGGTAGACAAGCCCAAGAAGTTGGTGAAGTCCGTAAGTTAGCTGATGAATTGATTAAGCAACAACTCGAAGCAAGGGTAAAACCTAAAGATACAGAACAGCCTGTGGCTCAAGAGATTGATTTTTTTGACGATCCAAAACAAGCAGTGAATCAGGCAGTAGAGAATAACCCTGTTCTCAAACAAATGCAAGAGCAGCTAATACGCCAAAAGCAATTAGAAGCCCTAGCAGTGATTGAGAAGAAACATCCTGATTTTGTTGACGTAGCAAAGAGTGATGAATTCAATGAATGGATTAATGGCTCAAAGGTACGTAAGCAGTTGTACGA